AAGCGGTCGGCAAAGAAAATGTTTGCCGACTGCCCTACCTTTGGCAGGTGGCAAATAATTTTAGTAGTCGGCAAAGCCCAGTTTTCTTGTAGTGTGCCGTGGTAGCACCCTCCTACACCCGACGCTTGAAGACCATATAGACCAAAACTCCAAGCAGACTTGTACCCAACTTTCCTTGGTATATATATAAGGCGATACGTCTACCATTGAATGATGAATTGTGCAGGTGCAGTTTGTTTCTTTTCTTAAAATAAATCTAGAAACATAGAACTCAAGTTGATAACTTCAACGTAAAGATATGTGTTTCTTCATGGGTGCACGCTCTTCAACCACAAGGACTTTTTTATCCTATCTAAATTGTCCACGTGGGAACCGCAACCAGCGGCGCGAAGGAGGAGAGATGCGCAGCCGATACACGCGCGGATAAATGCGTGCGCGTTGCCCTCGGATGCCAAGTTTCTTAATTTACCAACCTCTCATTTGCTAAACCATTGGAGACAACAATTTCTTGTTTTACCAAATTATCAAAGATAACAACCTCATTTGGTAAACTCTTGGAGATGCTCTAACATAGCTATCTCGTGCAGGGTCAACTACTGAGCTTCTGATCGGAGATGATCTGGATCTGTCATCTCGCGTTCTTGGAACATCCTTTCAGATCCATTTCACTTATGTTACCTAGGATCGACGCTCCCGACCATACTGGATCTAAACATTGGACGTTTCTTTTGAGTCCCAGGCCAAGGATGGCTGTTTTTTCGCGCAGGCGTGCACTGGAGTGACTGCATGAATTAATGTGATATGGAAGATCTTAGATCGGACGTTGGGAATACATCTACAACCTGTGCTCCATTGCTTGGCTTCAAACATAGCGGGAGCCAAGCTGTACCAAATAGTTGGCAGTTGGCACGTCCATGATCATTTGATTTCTCACTAAAGGGAAGCTGTGTCCCAGATCATCCAATTATGTGCGACAAGAGGACAATATCATTGCCTAAAGGGAAGCTAGAACTCAGGCATCTGACAATTAGGAAAAGTAGTTCTAAATAGCTTGTTATAGCTTTTAAAGGAATTGTAAATTGTTCCGTTGTATTTAAGGACACTTTAGACTAACTAAATACTCTTATTTGGCTAGCTGTTAATATATTTTTAGTATTGCTAACCCTGACAAAGGAAAATTATCATTTTTTACTTTAGATCACTATATAGTCACCTACTCATCTTATCGTTGTGTTCTTTACTTAATATAAATGATGTAATGAACCAATAAAATTTTGAGTTATTTACTGTTGAATGTTGAATGAATACAAATGTTGATTATATTCATGAGTATGTTAACTGATTGGATGACTGAAGTAATGAATATGTAGATATGCTCCCTAGAGCGGTCAATATGTCTTTGATTATGAAATTTTCTTGTTTCCATATATTTTTGCAGAATTGATTGTGAATGTCTATGTTTTCTTAAAAACCATTAAATTCCTTAAAACCGTTAAATGAAATAAATTGTACTATGTACATGTTTGGTTTAGATTCTGCAAAGTGCTCCTGCGCGGTGTCAAAAAAAAAACACCTACTAAATGAGTGGCACCTAAAGCTGCTTTTTCAGAAGCGGCTACTTTGTGTTATATATAGTGCCTTGGACTCTACTTTTCAGTTTTCTACTTTTCCAAACAGGTGAAAAAGTGAGACATTTTATAGCAGTTTCAAAGGAGACAGAGAGGAAGAAATAGATTCCATAGTTGTTTCAAACAGACAGCTTCTAGTTTTTGAAAGCTCATGCTAAACCAAACTAGTCATATACACTTAAATACCTTAGTCTGCTATTTAAAACCTTGAATTTTGTTTAAAAACATCTATTCTAAAATGATTCCGCCTTTTTAGCATAGTGAGCATTTCTAACAAAAACTCCAAACATTTTTTAGAAAAGGAGGTTTTCCTTGCTTTATATTTCAAAAGCAACACAAAAGTTAAGGTCTAAGTTTTGGCGCATCCGCCTTACAAGTTTGGCCTCAAGGCAATATCATTGGGCTATCAGTGAAAGCATATGACAATCTATTGTCTACGTAGTTTTCTCTTTCATGCCGAGCCGAGATTACAGCGTTGAATCCAAAAGTTGAGCACCCGATTGTACCGACTCTGATAAAGAACTCTCCAGATTGATCCATATTAGTTGAGGGGGTGATGACGCTTTTACTTCCAGATGTCTGACCACCTCCTCGATGCGTTCCCCTGTCTCTTGCTGCAGCATTGGCCTCCATCTTGTTAACATTCTTGCAGTCCTGAGAAGCACATTGTTCAATCCCCTCCAGAAAACAAAGTTCATTTCGTAATTTCCAGATCGACCACAAAACTGCAGCAGATACAATATTAGTGATCCTATGTCTTTTGTTAGCCGATCAAAACCGAGCTATAGACTCAAAATCCTGCCTCAAATTTACTCCTGTAATATCAGAGATGCAATTCCAAACTAGGATTGAGACACAACAACCAAAAAAAAGATGTGGAATAGTTTCATTCTCCGCACACATTAGACAGGTAGGATCATTAACTTTCCTCCTCTTAGCTAAATTGTCCCTAGTTAGCAACTTGTTATTTGATAGAAGCCAGAGATGGAATTAAACCCTCGATGGTATATTCAGTTACCAAATGGAACTAACATAAACTGAGGTAACCCCTCTGAAATTAACTACAACATATAAGGTTTGAACAGTGTACTTCCCTCAAGATGTACAAGAACAGATAATTTGGTCCTCCTCCTGAGAGAGAGAGAGATAGACCATCAATCAAACTAAAGAGCTCCCACCAAAGGTTCATGATATGTTCAGATACATTCCTTCTAAAGGTAAGTTTTAGATTCACACCATCCCACACACCTCACAAATTGTTTTGCCCTGCTGTTCATTAATGATATATACATGACCTCAACTCTACATTTTAGGACTGTTTTTGTTAAAACATACACACGAAAAAAGCATAGGAATGCGGTCGAAGGAAGTATACATCAATCATTACCTAACACACTAACAAAGTAACAAGTAACCACACAAGTCGCACTCTTAGCTTGCTATGTGCCGCACGTGCAACAACATCACACCAAAAACGAAGAACAGGAGCGTGCAATCGATATCGCACCACGTAAACCTTAATTATCGAGCTTAGGAATTGTGTAGGTTTAGTTATTCGTCGCCAAAGCAGCTGCCGTCGTCGCGCCCCGCGTCATCATGGCATGCTTGATCGCCTTGCCGATGTCTGGCAGGGCCGCCTTGGCTGCTTCAAGCGAGGCGAAGCACTCGGCCCACGCCGCCAGGAGCGGGGTCCTGGCAGCGTCGAGGAACTTGACGCCGAGCAGTACCTCGGACGCGCGCACCCACACGAGGAGGCCGCCCAGCGCGACGTCCACGTACCCGACGCTGTCGCCGCCGAAGAAGGGCTTCCCCTTGGAGCACTGCTGCGCCGCCAGTGCGCCCTCCAAGGTCGCCACCGCCGCGAGCATCTGCTTCACCCCCTCGTCCATCTCCGCACGTGTCCTGGTGCTGCTGCCACCAAACATCTTGAACCAGGGCTCCACCAGCTGCACGCACGCACACACAAACAAAAACGTCATCCGTTCAGTCTCTGCAGCGTGAACCACGAACAAATATGCATTTGCCTCAAGAAAAAAAAACAAATATGCATCATCAAACCATCATTCTGGACCTATATATATTTTGAAATTCAAAGCAGATAATAAGATATTAAGGGTAAGGGAAAAAGAAAACCTTGTCTTCGATGTAGGCAGCCCAGAAGTGGGCAACGGTGCGTTCGTAGGGGTCAGCCGGGAGGAGGGACGGGCCGCTGCCGGCGAAGGCATCGTCGATGTATTGCACGATATGACCTGCGACTCGCAGATAGGCTTGCCTTTGTGGATCAGCACGGGAACAGCCTTGCACTGGGTTGGAGCTGAGGAGGAGCTGGCTCTTGTTCTTGAGATCCTCCTCGACGTAGTCGTAGCTCAGGCCCTTGAGGTGGAGAGCAAGTTTCACCCTGGACCGGAACGGGCTTAACCATGTGCTCAGAAGCTTCAGCCCATCGCCTCCACCTGACATTTTTCCTGAACCTGCAGTAAGGTAGCGGCCTGTTTAGGATTTCGTCATCCTCTTCGATCGGCCAGACGTGTTTATTGCCTAGCTAGCTTGCTGTGTGGTTCTTGGAGTAGCGGCACAGCTTGGGCGTTGGTTACTCCGCCATTCCATCGACGTTGATGAGCCAAAATGTTGTTTGACTGATTCACGTAGGAGTGGTTCAGTCCACAAAAAACTAGAGGACGTAAGAAAAAGCCTCGAGTGGTTCATGACCCAGGAGTTACACAGATCGAAGAAGATTCTGTTTTCCTTTCGTGTGGGCTGGCTCTTTGGACAGAAATAAGATATATACTAGTTGACAAATCCGTATTCACTACCGGAATATCTGGATATGGCTCAAGGAAAATCTGGATACGCCTTTATTAGTAATGCTCCTCATGAGATATATTAAAAAGAGAAACAGGTCCTAAAAATCTCATATAAAAATAAAAATCATCTAGCATTTAATTTAGTAAGCCTTAATAATCATCACCAATAATGAACTATTACTAAATTACTCACACTGCTGCACGTTCGGGCATTAGCACCGGTCGGAAAGGGCCTGTTACCCGGTTCCCGAGCCGGTGCTGCGCTTCCGGGACTAAGGGTGGGTCCACCTTTTAGTCCGTAACGGGAAAGCCAGGTCTCCTTGCGCGTGGCGGCGAGCTGGTTGATGCGGTCGGCCTGCGGCTGGGCGGCGTGGTGCTTCCAGAGCTTGACGTAGGCGTGCGGGTTGTTCGCGAACTCCGGCAGCTCTGCGATTTCCGCGCGCAGATCCATCGGGAGTGGCTGCAGCAGGCTGCTATGTCGCGCGCAATCGAAGGGGTGACCTTCGAGCAGTACGCGCTAAACACTAAGAAATTCGAGGCAGTGCTGTTCAAGCCCCGCGGCTGGTCTTGGATAGACCCCACGAAGGAAGTCGAGGCGTACAAGGAAGCGATCAAGTGTGGCTTCACGACCGTCTCGGATGTCGTTGCGCAAACCGCCGGCGGGCAGGACATCGAGGATGTCCTCGCGACCAGGGCGCGCGAACTCAAGCTGATGGCCGCTGCCGACCTGGTATTCGAGACGAGCCCGGAGTTCTACGACAAGGAAGAGCCAGCGCCTGCTGCGCCACCAATGCCGTCGGCAGACGACGATCCAAGGGACGGAAAAGAACCGGGCGCTGCAGGCTCGGAGGATCAACCAGATGACCCGCCCGCAAGGCGGGTTTTCTCTTTCAGGAGACCGTAGATGGACAACGAGCAATCCGCCGCAGGTGAGCGAGACGAGAGCTTTGTCGAGCGTTCCTTTTGCATCGAGCGCTTGCGCGATGACAAGACGCAGGAGCAGGCCTACCGCGTTTCGCTTTCCAGCGAGGCTCCGGTAGTCGATTGGCCGTGGGCACCGCCGAATGTCCTCGTGCACGAAAAGTCATCCGTGGATCTCGACGGTATCGCCGAGCGCGGCTTGCCGTTCTTCGTCAACCACCAAGACCGATCGCTCGCAAGCATGGTCGGGCGGATCGTAAACGTCCGCCTGGAGCGCAAACGCCTCGTCGGTGAGATCAAATTTTCGAAGGCCAACCCCGAGGCCGAACTCGTGCGAGGCATGGTCGACGAGGGGACTCTGACCGACATTTCTATCCGCGCGGAACCCCTCAAGGTGCAGCGCATGGAGTCCGGCGACGGGAAGGTCGAGTCGGTGAAGTGGCTGCGCTGGCGGCCCATCGAGGCCTCGGTCGTCGGCATCGGCGCCGACCGCTCTGTCGGCATCGGCCGAGCCAACAAAACGATTTCTGAAACCCCGGCGGTCCCCGCCAAACCCAAGGAGCCAAAAATGGCTGATGAGAAAGCCGCGGCGGGCACAAGCGCCGACGATGAATCCGCAGAAGTCCGCGTCGAGCTCGCTCGCCAGGCGCTCGACAAGAATTTTGCCGCGGATAACGAGAAGCGCCGTCAGACGGCAATCCGCAATCTGGCGAAGACCAACGGCATCGGCGACGACACCGTCGAGGCTTGGATAACGCGTGGGTCCAGCCTCGATCAGGTGGCCGACGACATGCTGAAGATCTTCGAGGAGCGGGGCAAGAAGAGCCCGACCTCGATCTCTTCGCTGGGTCTGTCCACTCGCGATACGAGCCAGTACAGCCTGTGCCGCGCGATCCTCGCGGCCCACACGGGTGACTGGCGCAACGCTGGCCACGAGCTCGAATGTCACAACGCGATCGCCGCTCGCACGGACAAGCCGCAGGAAAAGGGCCATTTCTACGTGCCCCTCGAAGTGCAGCGCCGGCGGCAGCCGGTGGACGTGGCGGCCCTCGCGGAACGACACCAGCTGGGCTACCTGCAGCGTGACCTGACGGCGGGCATCGCTGGTGCGGGTGGCTTCCTGGTCGGCACCAGCATCGCCTCGTTCGACGAGCTGCTGCGCAGCATCTCGTTCGCCTTCCGCATGGGTGCGACGCGCCTCACGGGTCTGCGTGACAACATCACGATTCCCCGCCAGAGCGCGGCCGCCACCGCCGAGTGGTTGACGACCGAGGCCAGCGGCCCGTCCGAGAGTCAGCCGACGTTCGTGCAGCTGGCCATGAGCCCGAAGACGGTCGGCGCGTACACCGAACTGTCTCGCAAGCTCCTGCTGCAGTCCTCGATCGACGTCGAGGGTCTCGTGAATGCCGATCTGGCTGCCGTCGCGGCGCTGGCCGTCGACTCCGCCACGATCCGCGGCTCTGGCACCTCTGGCCAGCCGATGGGCATCGACAACGTGACCGGTGTCGGCACGGTGTCGGGCACGTCGCTCGGCCTCGCGGGTCTGCTCGAGACGCAGACCGACCTCGCTGCGGCGAACGTGATGCCGCTGCGCGGCGGCTACGTGACGACGCCGGCGGTGGCCGCGCTGATGATCGCCGAGGTGCTGTATGCGAATACGGCTTCCCCGGCGTGGGTCGGCAACGTCTGGAATGGCTCGATCCTCGGCTTCCCCGCGATGTCCACCAACCAGGTGGCGGCCGCGACCATGTACTTCGGCGACTGGTCGAAGCTGGTGGTCGGCGAGTGGGGCGTCCTCGAGATCGACACCAACCCCTATGCGAGCTTCGCTGCGGGGATCATCGGAGTCCGGGCGCTGTACAGCGTCGACGTCGGCGTGCGCCTCCCGGCCGCCTTCACGATCGCGAGCAGCATCACCTGATCAACGGCGTCCGCGCCATGTAAAGCATCGCGGCGGCGTGCACCCACGGCCGCCGCCGCAATTGCTAACCGCACCTTTCGTTTCAAGGAGTTTTTTCGATGGCACAGCAACAGCGATGCCGCGTTCTTCGCGGCTTCCGCCACAAGGCGGAAATCTACGGTCCCGGATCCGTCCTGGACCTCGACAAGCCGCTCGCGGTCGAACTGCGTACGGCGAACAAGTTGGAGTTCGTGGCTTCGGACGAGAAGCTCGTCCAGAAGACCGGACTGCCGGACCCGAATCGGGTCTTGGCCGATCGCCAGGCGGCACGCGCCGCGGCGACCGCCTCCACTGCCAAGGCCGCGGCCGCCGCGGCAGGAGCGAAGTAACATGTTGGGCTCAGCCATGGAACAGCTGACCTCGGTCAGCCTGCTGGCCGCTGTCAGCGCCGCCAATACGGCGGCGGGAACCAGCGCTTACGTCGACGTGCGCGGATTCGAGGGACAGATCGCTGTCGTTCTCGACACCGGCCTCCTGGCCGACGGTACGGTGACCTACACCTTCGACACGGCGACCGACTCGGGCGGCACTGGCACGGCGGCGGTGGTTCCGATTACCGGCGCGCCGACGGTCGTTACCACGAGCAACGACCCGTTGCTGCAGATCGCGGTATTCGACGTCTCGCAGCTGAAAGGATTCCTGCGCGTCGTCGGTACGAAGTCCGCGGCCGGCGCCTTCCTGGCGTCGTACACGGTCGTCGGCATCAAGAAGTACGCGAGCTGATGATGGAAAGCGACGCTGATCGCCTGGAGTCGATCAAGGCTCTGGGCGGTCAGCTCGTTCCCAGCGATCAGGGCGAGTTCTGGGGAATCTTCGACACGGAATTCCAGGTGGCACTCGACGGAGCGATCGAGTCCCTCGGGCCCGCGATCAGCAGCTGCCTCACATCGGACGTGAAGCGTTTGCAGCTGCGCAAGGATAGTGCCGTGACAGTCGATGGGGTGACGTACAAGGTCCGACGGGTGGAGCAGACCGACGTTCCTGGGCTATCTACCTTGCTGCTTTCGCTATGACACACCGCGCCGAGCAGATCATCGACGCCGCTGTCGCGACGATCCCGGAGACTGCGCAACGGGTATTCAAGCACCGCCGCGACTCGCTTTCAGAAGAAGAGCAGGAGGTGCCGGCGACCTCTGTCGATGAGGGCGAGGACCTGCCGCTCGACGACGACGGCGCCTCAAACTTTAAGCTTATCGATTCGCAGCTCACCGTGGAGACCACGGCATTTGCTCGCGAAGCGACCGAAGAAGAATGCAAAGCGAAGCTCTCTGAGCTTCGCGTGATCAACCACATGGCGATGATGGCGGGCGATCGAACGCTCGGGCTCGCCTTCGTCATCGATGTCAAGTACGGCGGCGCCGACGCGCCGGAAATCACCCGCGCCGGGGAAGTCTTCGCCGGCAAACGAACAAGCCGATGGCTCGTGCACTACCGCATGAGCGTCGCCGACCCCTCATAGGAGAGAAGCAATGGGCGGCCTCAGAGTCTCTAATGAAGTGATCCTCGCGCGCACGGAGACGACCTATGGCGTCGACCCGACGCCGGCCGCGGCGACGCATGCGGTGCTCGTGCGCAATCCGCAGCTGGCCTCCGAAGACCTGCGCATGAATGAGCGCGGGGCCATCCGCCAGAGCATCGGCCAGCTGCAGAAGATCAACGGCGGACGCCTGGCGCGCTTCACCTTCGAATGCGAAGTGAAGGGCAGTGGCACCGCCGGCACGGCCCCCGAGATCGGCCCGCTGCTCGAGGCCTGTGGAATGGACGAAACGATCGTCGCCGTGACGTCGGTGACCTATCAGCCGGTGTCGACAAACCACGAGTCGGTGACGATCTACTACTACGAAGGCGGCCGGAAGCGCCACATCCTGCGCGGCTGTCGCGGCACGGTGACGTTTCGTCTCGAGGCCGGCGGCATCATGTTCGCGGCCTTCGAGTTCGTCGGCCACCATGACGAGCCGACCGACCAGGCGCTCCCGGCGCCGACCTACAATTCCACGGTCCCTCGCGCCGCGCTCAGCATGGCCGTCTCGCTCAACGGCGTCACCGCGATCGTGGCCAGGTCGTGGGAATGGGCCCTGAACAACGTCATCGCGAAGCCGCCGTCTCTCGCTGCCGCCGACGGATTCGGCGACATCATTCTGACTGGACGCGATGTCACCGGCTCGATCCTGATCGAGGCCGAGCTCGACTCCGTCATCGATGTCGACACCCTGCTGAGCGCCGGCACCCGGTTCGCATTCGCGTCGGGAACGCTGGGCAGCGTCGCTGGCAATCGAGTCCAACTCACCACCCCGGCGGCCTCGACCTACGTCACCGACACCCAGCAACAGGAAGGCGAAGGCCTTCGGCTGCGGAACGTGCCCATGGCGGTCGATGACTCGACGTCCGACCAAGAAATCAGCCTCATCTTCAACTGATCGCACATGAAAGAATTCAACAGGTTCTGGTACACGCCGCCGCACCAGCGGAAAGGCAAACCGAAGGTCGAGTTCGAGCTCATGCCACTCGACCAGCGCACCTGGCTCACGCTCAAGTCAGAGATTCGGGGCCGCCGCATCTCGATCACCCTCACGCCTGACGGCTACCTCGAGGCCTTTCGATACGGCGTGGTCGGATGGCGCGGGTACGAAGTCGAGTTCTCCGAAGAGGCGAAGCTCGACATGGTGACCGGTGTGGCGAATCGCCACGTCGCCATCTGGCAGGAACAGATCGCCGCCGAGCTCATGCGGCGCGTCCTGCTGGAGGACTCCCAAGCAAAAAACTCCTAATCGCCGTTCACGTCTCGCTGGGTGGGTCCGAATGGACCAACTGCGGGGCATGCGCATGCAGTGTGAGCGGCGATGCAGGGTTCGATCGATGGGAGATCAAAGGGCGGTGGAAGAGTCGCATCTGCCCAAGAAAGCTGATTACCGATTCGACCAGGTCCTGGCTGCAGATCTTCTCAGCCTATAAGGCGGGGTATCTGCTGGTGGCCGGCGGGATCCTCGATCAGCCGGCTATCTACATCGCAGCGATGACAACTATCGACGGGCTGATCAACGAGGCACGCAGGGAACAATGAGTCGCGCGAAGTACAGAATTGAGGGCGAAGACGCCACTGGCGCAGCCTTTCGTTCGGTGCTGGGCAACGCAAAGCGCACTTCCGACGATATCGGGAAGTATTTCCGCATGGCGTTCGCTGGTGTCAGCGCGAGCGCGATCATCGGATTCGTTGGCAAGTCCTTCGAGGTCGGAGAAAACCTCGAAATCGCGCGGAAGAAAGCGCGCCTTACCGCCGAGGAAATGACTTCGCTGGCGTATGCCGCGCAGTTCTCGAAGGTCGAGCTCGATGCGCTGTCGACCGGCCTGGGGAAGATGCAAATCTTTCTGTCTAAGGCGGCCCAGGGTAATAAGGAGAACGTCAAGACCCTCGGTGATCTCGGCCTGTCGATTGACCGCATCAAGGATCTAAAGGCCGACCAGCAGTTCGAGCTCATCGCTGAGCAGATTTCGCGCCTGCGCGAAGAAGAAGATCAGACCCGCATCTCGACGGAGATATTCTCTCGCGCCGGGCAGCAGATGCAGCCCATGTTTGAAATGGGTGCCGCCGGTATTCGCGCCGCGCGCGAGGAAGCCGTACTGCTCGGGAAGGTCCTCACGGAGGGCCAGCTCGCCGACCTTTCGAAGGCGGACGACGCGATCGATGGGCTGTCAGCTTCCTGGGATCACTTCGGTACGGTGCTGGGTGGAAAAGTCGCGCCGATAGTCACCGACTTGCTAGACAATCTCTCTGGTCGACACCTCACCACTGGCACGATTGACGAGCAAATCAAGAAGCTCCGCGTCCAGGGGGCCATGGCGACGGTCGGGCCGGAGCGCCGCGCCGAGTACGAAGCCCGCATCAAGGAATTGCAGGACCTCAAGCGATCGCGCAGCGGTCGCCGCGGTGGCGACCCCTCAAGTTCCTCGGCCCTGTCGACGCTCGGCCTGGAAGAAATGGCCGCAAAATCGAAGGAAGAAGAGGAAGCGAAAAAGGCGAGCGACGCCGCGAAAAAGATTCGTGACGCGGAAACCAAGGCGGAAGAGAAGCAGCTTGAGGACCTGTGGGACCTGCGTGATCGGCTGGAGAGTGACGCCCAGGAGCAGATATTCGACGATCTCGATGATGTCCTAGAAGCCGAGCTCGAAAACGTTCGCATCATCGAAGAGGCGCAGAAGGAATCGCAGGAACAGCTGGCCGAGTATCACCGCGAGATCGATGAAGAGCGCAAAGAAAAGCAGGAAGAGTTAGGCCTTCTCCTTCAAGACCAATTCACCGACGTCTTCATGCGCGGCAAAGAGGGCTGGAAGGACATGCTCAAGTACTGGGCAGCGCATCTCGCGATGAGCGGGCTCGACAAACTGTTCTCTAGCATGAGCAATGGTGGCAGCGGCGGTGGTGGCGGCATCGGAGGATTCCTCAGCGGGCTGTTTGGCAGCGGTGGCAGCAGCGCCGGCGGCATGGGTTTCGCCCAAGGCGAGTGGGATTGGCTCGGACAAATCTTCGGAAGCGGCGGCGGCAGTATTTTCGGGTTTGCCAAAGGCGGCCGCCCGCCGCTCGATCGACCGAGCATCGTCGGCGAAGCAGGACCTGAACTATTCTGGCCTGACGGCGCTGGTACGGTGATCCCTGGCGGCATGGGCGGCAGCACCGTCAAGTTCGCGCCCGTCTACAACATCGATGCGCGCGGTGCGTCGATGGATCTCGCTAAGGCGCTGCCGAAAATCCTGCGTGATAACGACGATGCGCTCGAGGCGAGGATCGTTCAGCGACTTCGCAAACGCCACTACGGGCAACTCTGATGGCCGACATTGTCCTTCCTGCATCGCTTCGCTGGGCGAGAAGCCGCGTCGACTATGTCGATCAGACAGGTGTCGCGCGCGGCTGGGGAAATGGTTTCAGCCAGACCACGGCCACCGGGGGCGATCGAGTCAGAGCGAGCATTGACTTCACGCCGCACGGTGGCGGCTCTGCTATTGGCAAGGCTGATTTGGCGATCCTGCAGTCGACACTGTTTGCATTGAAAGGAAAGCAAAATCGGATCTGGGTGACCGATGCGGCTTATCGCTTTCGAGGATCGTTCCCAACCGCCGAGCTTTTTTCAAATTCAGACTTCGCGAGTGGAACAGCGGGGTGGGCAGCTGCAAGCGGTGGTGTGCTGACTGACAATGACGGCACCGCGAAACTATCGATTAGCACGGTCGGCGCGAACGCCGATTTTAGACAGTCGGTCACGCTGTCGCAGTATGCGCCCTATGTGATTCGCAGCCTGATACTCGACGGCGAGCGGTCGCAGGGCTTGTCGATCGGTCCCTCTCTTGAGGATGTGGCCGCGGCTGTGACCGCCAATGCGTACTCAACAACACGCGGCTATCGAGTTGCAACTTTGGTGCCTATCACAGGCGGCAGCGGCACAGGCTTCCCGGCAGTATTTGCAACCACCTCGGGGTACATAGCCGGCGCCTACGTGCGCGTTCCATTTTGTTCGGTGTCCCGCTGCTTCCTCGCAGACGGCGGCGGTACGCTGACCACCAGGTCTCGCGAGATCGACAACGCGGCGTGGACAAAGACTGAAATCACCGTCACGTCGACTGCGGAAACCGCACCTGATGGCACTACGACCGCAGAGGCGCTGACCCCATCGACGAACAATGGCGTGCACCTTGCGTCGCAAGCGTTGACGGTCACGTCGTCTGCGCAGGACATCAACATCCGTGGATGCTTCAAAGGCAATGGCTACAACTTCGTCTTGCTCGCGCTGACTGAGGGTACCGGCGCAACCCAGAGTTACGTGATGTTCAACCTCGGCACCGGCGCGGTGGGCGCCACTCAGGTGACCGGAGCAAACTGGAGTTCGCGCCGAGCAGCGATCGAGCCGCTGGGGAACGGGTGGTACTACTGCTCGATAGTCGTTCGAAAGACCAACGCCGCCACCAGCGTGACCGCCCAAGCGTACGCATACAGTGCTGACAGCGCAGCCAACTACGCGGGAAATGGCACGAGCGGAATACGGGTTTGGGAAGTCAACGCATCTCCGTCGGAGGTGCACGCACGTACGGTGACATCGACATCCGCCGCCGTCGCGGCAGAGTCGCAGAGCGGAACCGCGATTCTCGTGAAGGGGTTGCCGGCGTCGACCTTAGGTTTGTTGCTGGTTGGAGACTGGGTTGAGATAGACGGGCAATTGAAGATGGTGACCGCACCGCTCGATTCAAACGCCGCAGGCCTCGGACATCTGCAGTTCGCGCCGGCGCTCTTCCGGGCTATTGCAGACAATACACCGATCATCGTGCATCGCCCGATGGGGCGATTCCTGTTCGCCGGCGACTCCATCGGCTTCGACAATGAGCCCGGTGTCATCAGCCGCGCGGTGCTCGAGCTTGAGCAGGCGTCGCCGCCTTGAGATATCAGATCGCCGTGTACTTCGACGGACCGCGCTCCCAATGGTCGGAGAAGCTGCACCAGTCCGAGGTAACATTCCTCGGTGAGGCGCCGTGGCTCTGGCTCGCGCGCTCGATCGCGCGCCAGAACATAGGTAACACGGGCCGCTGCGCGTACGTGATCACCGCGAATGGTGAGGTGATTGAGCACGTCGGGGCGACCAAAGCGTGAGCTGGTTCGACGACCCCAACTGCGAAGCGGCAGCGATCGCCGAGCATGCGGCGGTCGCCTACGCCGTCGATTTCGATTTCCCATCAGGGCACGTGCGCCTGTGGACATGGACCGGTGAACTGATTCTTGGCGGGAATACTTACACCGGCACCGGCACACTCGGATCGATTTCCGACACGCCGGAGCGAACGCAGCTCACCAGCGAGCAGTGGACGTATTCCCTGTCCGGGGTCGACCCGACCGTCATTCCGGAATCCGAAATCGACAACTGCTTCGGTCGCAGCTGCACCGAGTACGAGGTCTGGCTAAACCCGGAAACGTACGCCGTCATCGGCTATGAGATTCGCCGCGAAGGCACGATGGGGCCTGGCCGCCGCAGAGATGGCAAGGATCCCGTGATCCAGATTCGTTGCGAAACTAGACTGGCCTTGCTCGAGCTTACCGATGGATGGCGGTACACGACGGAGCATCAGGAAAAGTTCTTTTCTGGCGACCTCGGATGTGATTTCGCTCGCGAGCTTGAGTCGAAGGAGATCATCTGGGCAGGCAAACGCGCGGCCCCGAATGTGCATCCGCGATCAAGAGGCCGGACGCCCAGCCGAGGCACCTGATGCGCCTTTCGAACTGGGAAGCCGAGCTGCAGCGAGAGTTAGATGCGGCAGCGGGCCGGCGTTTTCGTTGGGGCCATCACGACTGCTGTCAGTTTGCAGCTCTCTGCGTGCGCGCTGTTTGCGGCTACGAAGGGCGGCTGCTCTTTCCGAGATACCGCACGAGGCGAGAGGCCGAGCAGCTGCTCGAGGCCGAAGGCGGCATGCGATCGCTGCTCATCAAGGCGCTCGGCCAGCCAGTGGAAGTGTGGCGGGCTCGAAAAGGAGACATCGTGCTGATCGACATGGGTCGCGGCGAGCAGCCTGCCGTTTGCAATGGCGTGAAGAGCTACGCGCCGGGTCGCAAGGGTTTGGAGCCGTGGCCAACAGCCAGAGCCTCCGCCGCCTGGGTGCTTTAAATGCCGCAAGCTATCCCATACATCATCGCATTCGCGAAAGCTGCGGCGCCCTATCTGCTCAGAGCGGCTGCGATGGCGCTCATTCAGAAGGCGCTGATCAAAAAGCCGAACCCCGGCGCGTTCCCGCTCAATGTCACGGTGCGGTCGACGATCGCGGCCCGGCGACTGGTCTTCGGCACCGTGCGCGCGTCGGGCGCGATGGTGTTCTGCGCGACGTCCGGCAGCAACAATAAACATCTCTGGTACGTGATCGCCTACGCCGGGCATCAATGCTCGGCATTGAAAGATCTGTATCTCGATAAGTTCAAGATCGCAGCCGCGGATATCAATGGCTCGACCGGCGCCGTATCGACGGCCGTGCTAGATGGCAAGCTCAAGTGTTGGGACCATCTGGGCACGGGAGCGCAGGCGGTCGACACCAACCTCGACACCGACTTCACCGAGTGGACGAGTAACCACCGCCTGCGCGGTATCTGCTACCGCGTCCTGAGGTTCGAGCGCAGCGACAAGGCCTTCCCGACTGGCGCACCCGAGAGCTGCACCAGCGTCGTCGATGGCATGTTGCATTACGACCCGCAGCTCGACTCGACCAACGGCGGCGCAGGCAGTCATCGACGAGACGATCCCAGCACGTGGGCATTCTCACGCAATTCCGCGCTGGCGCTGCGGTCCTACGTGTCTGGCGGCTCGGTGGTCAACGACCAAGTGACGCGCCTCATTCGGTACGGCCTCAAGGAAGCCGATTCAAGGATCCTCGACAGCTATACGCGCGCCGCGGCCGCGATCTGCGCTCAATCGCTGAGCGGAGCGAACGCACCGCCGTCAGGGGCCCAACCTCGGTACACGTGCGATCTCGAAGTCGCCTGCGATGAGCCGCGGCGGGAGATCCTCGAAAACATTCTCGCAACCATGGGGCCGGGCCAACTTGTTCAAGTCCATGGCCAGTGGCGCATGTACGCAGCTGAGTACACCGCGCCAGTTCACACGTTCACCGAACTCGACCTAGTCGACGGGCTCGGCGTCGACATCGACGACACTACCGGCGATGATGAGCGCCTGAATCAGGTCTCGGCCGTCTATATCGACGCCGCGAAGGACTACACCGAGCAGTCAACGCCGGTGCGTACAAACGCCGCTTACGTCACGCAGGACGGCGGGAAAGAACTCTTCGACGAGGTCTCGTTGCGTGGCGTGACCGATGAGTATCGCGCCCAGCGGCTCGCCGAACTCGCCTTGAGGCGCAGCCGACAGATGCGGCGGATACGCATCCCTTTCGGTCGACAGGGCCTGAAAATCGCCCCTTGGGAAACCTTCACCTTCGATCATTCGGGTTATGGATGGTCCGGCAGGGTGTTCCGCTGCATCGTCGCGCGCGAGATCGAGTACAACGAAACCGGCGGCATGATCGTCTGGGTGACAGCGATCGCTGAAGCCTCAAGCATCTACACTGACCTCGTGACGGCCGACTACACGACCGGCACATCGGTGACGAACTCGCTGCAGAGTGAGGCGCCAGACCCACCGACGAGCCTTTCCGCCGTCGCGCTCCCCCGCGCCATCGAATTTCGTTGGACGCTCGGGGAATTCTGGCGTCAGAACGGTATCGTCGAACTGATCCGACACACCGCGTCGACGCCTTCATCAAGTGGCACAGTGGTGTGGCGCGGCCGCGGCGATCGCGCCGTCGTGCAAATAGAAGATTCCGCCGTCTACTATTGGTGGGTGCGCATCGCCACGATTGGCGGGCAGACGAGTGCGACAGAGCCGGCGAGCACCGGGTATGCCGCGGCCGCGATGCGCGACTCGACGATTCTCTCCGACGCCAATTTTGAATTGGCTACCGACTCGACGTACTGGCAAGCAACCAACGGTTACGCTTCTTCAAGCGCTGCCACGGGCGTCGCCATCGTAAACAGTGGCGGCGTCACGGCCGGCGTTTTGCAGCTCACTGGCGACAGTACGACAAAAGTCGTCTGGAATAAGCGCAGCACATTGTTCCCGGTGATCACCGGACAATCAATCCGCTGTCGTTTTCGATGGCGCCGCACCAACACGATCTCGTCGGCGCTCACAACCGACCAGATATTCGGAATGGCGTTCAGTACCACCGGCGGCGACATTCCACCGGCTTCCTTGGTTGGCGGCGCGAGTCTCTACAAGACACGTGCGGACATCAACGCGGTTAACGTCAACGAGTGGCAAGAGGATGAGTTTACCGGCACGGTTGCTAATCAGCCGAAGAGCTCTACGCAGCTTCCACACCTGCAGGTGACGATCGACATGCAACCAGCGTGCACTGGCGGCGTCATCGAAGTCGACCAATTGCAGGCGCATCTAAACTAGATAGGGAAACACCCGATGAGACTAATCGCGCTGGTAGCCTTGCTGCTGGTGGGCCTCTCCGCGCCCGCATTTTCTTGCGACCTCACAGCCGGGCCCGGC